AAACCCTGATAAGAAAGAAAAGAACGTTGATAAGTAGATGGAAAGAAGCAAACCGAGGATGGGATACGGTAGAGAGTAAACAACTGAGATTTACAGAACTTATTTGTAATATCATGACTGATGTAGACTTTGATGAAAAGGAAACCGGAAAAATTGTCAGGTCAATTAGTAAAAGTGTCTACTTGGACAATGAAGACAAGAAAAAATACGTGTGTTAGATGATGATACAGAGAAGGACAAAGATACAATGAATTTAGACAAATCAAGATTATTTTTATTCTAAATATCATATATAATGGCACAAAGACGACGTAATCATACACGTAAACCTATACGTAGTGGTAAAAACAGTTTATTCAATAAAAAACGTCGCACAAAAAAGTTGAAAAAACAACATTTGACCAGGAGAAACCGTCGGGGTGGTATGTATGAAACGACGAATGTTGTAACAGGATTATCTAATGTTCCAAATAAGTCAAGTAATCTGTATAATACTAGATTTGGATCCACAGAGGCAATTACTGCCGCAAAACGTTCTAACCAAGGTGTGCCAAACTCCAATCCATTTGGAAGTCGAACAGTGATTTCTACTATATTGCCTACAATGCCTAAACAGTAGTAATGTGTAAATGACAATAGTGATATCACTTTATTAGTAATATAACTATTTTGTTATGATGTTATTCATCGTTTTGGACGAAGTGTCAAATATTTAGAAAGACGAACCAAACCCTCCTCCAAAAAAGTCATTGGCTGCCATTGGTTCCATTCCTTCCATCATACCCCCTGGATTAGCTGCACCAACTAAATGTGTTTCGGGACCAGCATACATGTTGTTAAAGTTTGGTGTTTGGGGAATAGAATACTCGTTTGATTGACTTTTCATGTTTGTCATTTGAGGTTGTAGTTGATTTGGTAAATCGGCAATTGAACTGGTGGACGAATGCATTGTATTGGTCTGGGCATATTGTTGAGACAATGGTTGTGTAACACGAACCTGTCCTTGACCTTGTTGTCCTTGTTTTTGTTGGGGTTTACCAGATTGCCCTTCATATAATTCCCATAATCTATCAACTAATATTTGTATTTTTTCGCCCAATTTTGTTTGCATAGTGATTGAAATTAATAATAGAGCAGGAAGTATGTTGAACACATTTACCTCACCATATTTGAAACCACTGTAAGTAGGGATGTACTCTATTATTTTATGAATAAAATAAAGGGCCGTAAACATTATTACCACTTGACCTATTACTTCCACTAAAATGACTAAACTACCCTTGTCATCTTCGGCTTCTGGAATATAATTTTTAATTATTTTTAATAAAATGACAATCGGGATTATTGCTAAAACGGAATATTGAATTATATTTAATAACAACCCTTTTTGATCCTCGTCAAAAGGAAATACCGTCTTTATAAATCCTTCTTCATTATTTCCTGTATTTTTTTCCAATCTATCCATATGATTTATAATAAGAAATTAATATATTTAAATAGATGGTTTTATTTGATGTATAATGTTAAAGCACGCAATTGACCTAAATAAATACAAAAATCGGGACAAGGGAGAGAAATACCACGAAGAATATCAATATCTGAATTTGCTAAAAGATATCATGGAACATGGCACTCTTGAAGAGGGACGGAATGGTCCAGTTCTGACTGCGGTTGGTTCAGCAATGCATTTTTCATTAGAAGGTGGCAAGATTCCTATTCTTACTACTAAAAAAACTGCTTGGAAAACGTGTCTTAAAGAACTATTATGGTTTATTAAAGGAGATACTTCAAATAAACGACTAAACGATGTCGGAGTTCATATTTGGGATGCAAATACCACCCGTGAATTTTTAGATTCAAGAGGGTTACAGCATTATAAAGAAGGAGATATTGGCTCGCTATATAGCTTTATGTGGAGGCACTGGGGAGCAGAATATAAGGGTTGTGATGCTGATTATACAGGACAAGGTATAGACCAGTTACAACAAGTAATAGATACTTTGAAAGACCCTGCTCAACGAAGCTCACGAAGAATGGTAATTAGCGCATGGAATGTAGAACAATTAGACGGAGGTTGTTTACCTCCTTGTCATGTTTTATTTCAATTTAATGTTGTTGATGGTAATAAGTTAAGTTGTTGTTTATATCAAAGGTCACTTGATTCCAGCTGTGGAGCCAGTTTTAATTACGCTTCCTACAGCTTTCTAGTACATTTATTAGCAAAACATTGTGATTTAATACCCCATGAATTTATTCATTATGGAGGAAATTGCCATATCTATGCGGAACATTTAGATGCTATGAAAGAGCAAATAACACGTACCCCTTATCCGTTCCCAACAGTAGAAATTTTAAACAAGAGAGAAAACATTAATGACTATGTATTAGAAGATTTCAAGATTCATGATTATCAACATCACGCACCTATAAAACTGAAGATGGTTGCTTAACTTCGTCTTCAATAGTGTCAGCAAATTTATAATTATCAAATATCTGAAATTTATTGTGCAACCGATTACCAATAATAGTTGGGGTTATTCCCAATTGGCGTGACGCTTCTGCGGTTGATTTGTATAATATACCATCTATTATTACTTTCTTAGACATAGGAGATTCTCGTTTTTTTGGTGGTTCATGTACAGGGATATTTGATTTTAATCTATTACGAATAATACCAGTAGATACTCCTAATTGTCGTGATGCTTCTGATGTTGATTTATAATGTGTACCTTCTATTATAATTTGTTTAGAATTTGGTGATTCTCGTTTTTTTCTTGCTTCACTCATTTTTTGTTTCGTTTCATCACTTATTGACGTATTGGTTTTAGGTTCGTTGTCTACATAAAAATAATTTGCATATATTGGATTAGGAGAATTTATACGATGTAATATAGTACCGGCACATATTTCTAATTGCCTTGCCGCTTCTTTTGCTGATATATAAGTTTCTCCATTAATTATTACTTCTCTAATATTTGGGGGTAATCTACCTTTACTTTTTTCTCGAATCCTTTGTTTAGTTTCTTCACTATGGTGTTTTCCAAAAAAAGGATTTTTTTCACCTAACCGTTCACTTGAAATAACCGACAATTTATCTTTTGTTTCTTGTGATGCCTTTTTTCCAACACAATATGTATTACCTTTATGTATATCTGAATATAGTTGTTTAACTTCATCTGTATGCGTTTTTCCATACATCCCATTTTTTTCTCCAATTTTCATACAAAATCTTTGTTTATATTCTTCGGGTGTTAATTCACTATTTCGTTTTTTTTGTTCCCTTGCTCTTTTTTTTATAATTTCTTCTCTATCAGGGTGATAAGTTAACATATCACCACCACTACTATTATAATGTAAATTATATAATTTATCTCTAATTGTCAAATCTTCCAAGTAAGAAAGTTCAACATTTTTTGCCTCTTCTTCTGTTTCGCATTCTTGTAATATTTCATAGGTAAAACATTCTGCTCCGTATTTGTCATATGCTCGTTGCATCAAAATATTACAATGTTTCTTTGTTTTTAGTGTTGATCGATGTGTTCCCCATCTTTTATGAATATCACATGAATATCCTATGTAGTACTTTCCTTCGGGACACAAATTATTTGAGATTTTGTAAACGCCAATGATTTTTTCCATTATATATATACTAAAGATTTTTATTTTTATATAGTTAATTTAATTAAATATATAACCCCCTAAATATTTTGATTTTCAAGTTTTTCTTTTTCTAATTTTGCTTTTTCTAATTTTGCTTTTTTGTTTAAATATGCTCTCCTTGCGTATTCTTTTTTTTTCTCTGTGGTTATTGTAGCATTATAGTTTATTTTTTCTTTATATTCCTTAACTTTCTGTTTGTGTTTTTCTTTGTTTTCGTCATAATATATCTTATTCCTAGCAGGTGCTGTATATTTTTTGAGATGTTCTTTGGTTTCAATTAATTCATTTTTAGTTTTTTCTAATTCTTCTTTTAATAATAGGTTTTCGTTTATAAGTTCTTCGTTATTCATTAAGGTAATACAATAAATTATTTTTATATAATTTTCACTATATAAAAAGCGGTGTGTATAGCATAGTAAATAGCCAGTTTATAGCATTTGTAATACATTCTCCAAACCATACCAGTTACAATTTATTCCACAAAATTTGTATTATGTACATCGTGATAAGGGTATTTTTTTTGTATTTCAGTTTGACTGGTAAAGTAATGTTTGACATCATAATGTTTTCTTATATGATAATTTCCAATAGTTGTATTGAATATGGGTCTTCCAGAACCATAATATATGAAAATTTGTTTTTGTCTTCGTTGCTCATACTTTTCATATAGTGTAGTAGGCTTGTTGTTATTTAGCATAATATATGATTCTACTTTTATTTACTAACATTTATCCGATTTACTAAAGTAGAAAAATAAATAAACTAAATCTTTTAGGAGAAATGCGATTAGAATACCCATTTTTAGTATAAATTATATTTAAAATGAGTTCAAGTTCATCAATCGCAGCAGCAAGACGTAGAAGAGCGGGTGGTGCGGGTGGACCTACACCACCAACCCCATCACAAAATGGCGCGTCATCACATGCTTCTTCACCACAAGCACCACCTACACCAGTAAATCCTTTAGTACTTCTTCAACAACACCATGTTAAAATTAACGTAATGGAAAAAATGATCCATGAAATTTCTTTAAAACAAAGTGCCCTTAACGTATCTTCTACTAACAGCACTGGTAGTATAGCTCATCAATCCCAATCCCAATCCCAATCCCAATCCCAATCCCAATCCCAATCCCAATCCCAATCCCAATCACCAAATCCCGATTTGAATATTAATGAGTTGACTGATTTAATTATGAATAAAGTAGAAGGACAGTTAGATTTAAAAGCTTTTTATGAGAATGACGAGAGATTAATGACTGAGATTGAAGAACTCAAGACAATTGTCCACTCGCAACAAATGGTTATTAATGGTCTTAATACTACCTTGTACACCATAATTGAGAAGTTAAATATCTCTCCATTACACGATGAAACTAATGTAGATGAAATGACTAAAGAGTTTGTCGACGCGGAGACGGGTGATGAAATGATTGCGACTTTTCCAAAATCAGTTATAATTAATGAAGCAAACAATACGATAAAAGAATTCATAGCTGATTCAGTGGAAAGAAAAAAGGTTGTAACAGAATATGATAGCAGTTCTTCCATTACATTCGAAGGAAATCTACAGACATAAAACCAATTGTTGTGAGTAAAACGAGAGAAATTATTGTATAAAAATATTTTAATATGAAAACATTATTTACGTTATTGATATTCTGTGTTGTTCTATTTATTTACATTCATATTAACTTTCATTTAAAAGTGAGTGATGATTTAGAAGTATATGAAATAGACCAACCATCTAAGGATAAATTGGAAGAAATTTGCGATTTAAGACAACCGGTTATATTCGATTATAATGTGGATGGACTAATACACGATTGTAATTTAGACACTATTAGTAACAATTTTGGTGCTTTTGATATTAAAGTCAGAAATGTCAAAGAGTACGACGATGACAGTGAATTATATTTGCCTGTCACCCTAAATACAGCTATGGAGATATTTAGAAAAGATATGAACGAGAGATTTGTCAGCGAGAATAACGGTGAGTTTTTAGAGGAAACGAGCATTATTAAAAGCTTTCGATACAATGACAATTTCCTAAGACCCTATTCTGTTAGTAATTGTACATATGATTTAATGTTTT